AACCTGAAGGGGGATGAGGCTGCTATGTCAAAAGTCCTGTCTAATGGAGAGCCAGTTCCTCAGCAGGGGCTAGCTGATGCTCCCTCCGGTAATGCTGTCCGAGAGATTAAGAGATGGTTTTCGGGAAACTTAGACCGACTGGAAAGTCTGGAACTGAAAGTGCGTAGGGCTATTGACTACTCTGATTCCCTTCAAGAGGAGATTGACCTTCTGACTAAGATTCAACTCTCAGTGGAAAATGATGGGTCACTAGAAAACCTTATTGCTACTGTGTCCTTGATGTTTGGGGACCCTAGTTACAGGGCAATCACAGATGACTTGGGTAGGGATCCATTTGGCAAGCTGATCTATGCCCCAATGTCCTCCTATGACCAAGGTGGGACTAGGCAAGATCCTAATGGGCTTGTCATTGAACGTGGAAGTTCTGGGGTAACGATTTCTGGGAGTTCCTAATGAGTTTTGATCGAAGAATCAATCAAGTCTGCCCTCATCTCATAGTGGAAGAGTTTCTACTAGTACAAGGGACTCGGAACTTAGTTGTTCCAATGCGTCCGATTGCCTCTTCGAATTCGGTTGTTGTTCGGTTGAATGGGGTTGTGGAAGTCCCATCTTATGGTATAGATATTCCTGCCCAATCTGGAGGGGTACGGGAGGGGCCTTTCACTGTCACCACGGGAGTTAATGACCTAATTCAGCTAAGGATTAATGGGGGTAGTTGGCAAGTTCTGACTCTTCCAAGGGGGGTAAAAACTCCTGTAGCCAGGATTTGTGAGTTACTGACTTCCTCTTTTTCTGGAGTTCAGTTCTACCCAGAGGGTAATCGTATTAAGTTTAGGACTAATCTGTCTGGTAGCGATTCAACAATATACCTGCATGGAAGTAGCACTTTTCTATCATCTGTGGGAATCCAGGTTGATCGAGAATATAGGGGGAAAAGAACGTTTCCAGGTTGGACATTAGTTAGTCACCCTAACACACTAAGTGA